ATTCCCGTCTCCGGTAACACGCCGCCGTATTGATAGCTGGGAATCTTACCCATCATCGAACCACGCGCCTTTGCGACTATACCGCCTAGAGCAGACTTAGCAGTTCCAGCTATAGCACCTATCAGAGCTATTTTTACAAGATTTGCTGGATTGAGTATAGCTGCCATACCAGCTTTTAGCTGATCCGCTATCATTTGCGCTCTGATTGATTCGACATGTTTATCTATTTCCAGTTGAAGTTGTGCTACTAACCCTTTTATAGCACCAAGTAATAATTCCTTTCCAAATTTCTTTTGCGATCCAATTACACTTGAAAATGCATTATCCCATATTGCTAATGTTGCTTGTGAATAATATTCAAGCATTGCAAGTGAAGCATTATATAATGCTTTATCTTTATCTTTTTTATTTTGTCTATAAGCATCCTCGGTTTCTGTCATTTTCTCATAGCGTTCTTCATTCAACTGCGTTAGCATATCCCACATGGTAGTTGCAGTTTCTAATCCTTCTTCTGTAGGTACGCCTGGCAATATAATTTCAGGTTCCTCTGGAAGAGGCAGAACGTCCATACCTTCGACCATTTTCGTTCTAGCCGCCATTAAATCATCATAGAATTTTTCAAGGTCATATAGCTTTGTCTTTAATGCTTCAAGTTTAGACGCATCCGGAAATATACCTTCAAGCCCTACCGTTACAGCACCGGGTTTACTTTCAAGCTCCAATATCTGCATTTTAATATCTTCGATTCTTTGTGCTACTGAACGCAAGGATTTATCAATACCCTTCACGGATGTTGGCGTTTTATCCAATACATCTTTGAAACTTTCAAGATAAATAACAAGGGATGCAATCGCCAATGCTGCAAAACCAATACCCGCTATCCAACCGCCACCGGGAGTTGCAAACAATAAGGAAAGACTCGTTACAGCAACTACAGCAGCCGTGCCCGATATACCAATAGCCGTTAATGTCTTTACCAATCCCTTATTCTCTTTTACAAACTCTCTGATATTCCCAATGATAGGTTCTAGCCAGGCCGCCAGGTCTTTCAATAACGGTAATATCGCCCCGCCTAAATCTTCTTTCAAATCACCCCATATATTCGCAAGTTGTTTCAATTGTCCCGTACCCTGCGCAGCCGCTTCTGCCTGGCCGCCGAATTTTTTAGTAATAGTATCAATGAGAGATGCTGCACGTTCCTGCGGATCGATCAATCCCTCTTTCATTTCAATGCCATATCTAGTAAGTGCGTTTGTTGTAGAACCAATTGATTTAGCCATCATATTTGCAGCGGCGGTTAAATCCATTTTCATACCTATAGCTAAATCTAATGTTGCTTTCGTTGCACGGTCAAGCCCTTCACCTGATAAACCGCCAAGAGATATAAGAAGAGCTTGCGCTTGTTCAACCTCTTCATCACCGAAAGTTGTAAGCCGTTGCATCTCAGCTGCAAAAGCTTTTGTTTGTTTAAATGCCTCTTCAGTATAGATGCTTCGGTTTTTCATTGCCTGCGCTAGTTTAATATCAGCCTGCTCCTGTTTTGCATAAGCGGTTACTAAATTGCGAACTATTAACACTTCACCAGCTAATGCTAAACCAGCCTTTAACCTTATAGACCTTATCTTTTGTTCATGTGTTTTTACAAAAGAAGTGAAACGGGCAACCATGGATTTGGCACGATCAAGACCCGCTTTCAATCCTTCTATAACAGCACCGATTTTTATTTCTACTTTTGCCACTCTATATCACTTTCTTTAAACGTGGCTTTCGGTTTCGCTTCTTTTATCTGTTGAACAATCCTACGCATATTATCATTCGATTGCTTACCTCTCAAATTACGCATGAACGCTTCCCAGCCCTCCCTTGATGCTTGCGCTATCCTCGCAGCTATCGCACGTTCTCGCATATCCCGCTTGCGATCCTCTAATAACGCTTCGAGATACATGTAAAACTGACTGAATGTCAGCCTGTTTGCATCTACGTTGTACTTTACACATATCTCCCCTATTGCACTAACGAGTCCTGTTTCGTATTCGTCATCTTCTTCGCTTCCTCCATCCTCGTCAGTGCTTCTGAAAAATTTAACCACAACCTCGGCAAATCCATTAAATAAAACATTTTGTTAATGCATTCCGCCGCTTGTGTCATAGTAATCATCTTGTGTATTTTATCTTTCAAATCTTCCCTATCGGATATAACAGCAATGAAATTACATATCGGTTTCATAACGGGTTGCAGTAATCTCATATCGACAAGATTAATTTCACCCTTTGTTGCTATCCTATCCAACTCCTCAAGATGCTTACTATATACGGGTACAAGTTCTGCTAATGACCCTTCGAGAAAATCCATAAACTCAAGCATCAACGGTTCTCGAAGTTCCAACATCTCCTGTCCCTTGCTCTTTATTCCTATCGTCAATTTCAGAGGTGTGTTTGTTATCTTTTCCAGTGTCGTCCTTCTTTTTAATTTTTTTAATAGGTTCATTATACACCCCCAATTCCCCACGCTTCACCGCAACCTCCACATCCAGCAACTCCGGCGGTAACAACATTATCATCCCCGGCTGCTTTATCCCGCCCCTGAATCGGAATTCCTTCTTTACTATGTACTTCATCATTTCCATCCTTTCGTTTAGGCGTATAGTCAATCCCTGCTACCGATTCACCATTTATAACCTTCGTTATATATTCAACCCAATTCTTGTATCCAATATTTATATCCCATTCCCTAGCTATCCAATCCTGAGATTTTGCAAGCATCTCAAAACGTTCATCGGGATTATCTATTAGATGCTCTATTGCTTCACGCCATCCCATCGTTTCAACTTGAATATCATTATCCCAATCTACACAATGGCAAATATCTTCGCCCAATTCACTAAACGCTGGTATGGGACTGGATATAAGCGATGCTCCCACAAGCGAGCCTTCCAACCATTTTATATTGGACTTGCACTTATTGAAGTTGCTTTCTATTAGCGAGGGACAAAGTATATCAATACCCATATTATACATCTCTGCATAATACGAATTCAAGCCGGTGAATTTTACTAAATGAAAACGTGAGCCGAACTCTCGTTCAAGTTTCTCTGAAGCAAATCCGAATACGGCCACCTCGACATTGCTGCGCTCCCGCATTATCTGTGTGATAGCATCGAAAAATACATCCTGATCTTCCGTGTGATTGGCTGAACCAACATAAGCAACTATCGTTTTTTTATCCCTATCCAACCATCGCCGCCTGGCATCTTCAGCAGTAACAAGTAAATCCTTGTAGTTATGGAGATCGAAATAATTCGGTATGATAGCGATATTCGAGTTGTATTTATTTACAACATCCCGCATCGGCCACGTGCTAACGCTTATCGCATCAGCTTTCTCGATCATCTCTTTTAACTCTTCTCTAGTATCTTCTTCGATTGATGCCTGATTGGATGGAGGGATATTAAATACATCATCGTTATAGTCAACGCTGATTTTCATATTGTTGAGCTTTGCAATATCCCAAACTTTGTATCTTTTACCCATATTAGGCGTGCGAGGTTGCAGAGTCATTAATATATCGCTGAAATAAAAATGATCCATTGTAAATGTTGTAGTTGGGAATACTCTGAACTTTCTATAATTTTGCGCAATCGCCTTCATCTGTTGATGCATCCTGTAACGTGTGCAACCATCCGGCCTGCCAGGTAACAAATATGCTATCTGATAACTCTCCCTTACGTTACTATCATTTTCTTTAATCTGTTCTTTGATCGTCATCTTTTTTATCTCCCATCTTCTTTCTAGCTTCTCTCTTTGCATTCGTTAAGGCATCCAACAACATGTTGCGGCGATTAACAAAATCTTGAGGATCGACACGATAAGCACCCGCATGGAATAACAAACGCACTTGATTGAGTTTTATTGGATCGCCATCAATAATGAATATAAATATCATCTCTCCGGTTTTTGTATGCCTGCCGAATTCCGTACCGTTGAACTTGCCGGGTGCATATTCGACGCTTGTTAAACTATCATATCCATGACACAACAACGCAGCGGCGATATTTATATCCTCTATAGCAATCGCCTTATTTCTAGGCTCGAATATGTAATGCCTCCCAATTTTCAATTCATTAAAATTTTTATAAAAAGCCATCTCATTCTCACTTTCATATCTCTTACGCAGTTGAGTCTGCTAACTGTCCCACACAAGAACTGGTTGCATAGTACAACCCCGCAAATGTTATCGGTAGTCCCGTAGATTCTGCATCGGCAAAAGATACCTCTCCATTCGGTATCGCTATAGCACGATATAATTCAATGTATCGCGTGTATGCAGCCGACCCTGGCACATATCCGTAGATTTTAACATCATTCGCAGATGCTATGAAATTCTCTCCACCGAACGTATTAATCTCCAGACTGCCAGCGGCGGTTGCGGATGCGTTTTGCCAATCAAAAGCTATTTTTAAATTTGCCCTCGTCGGTTCTGCAAGTACAGTGCGAAATTCATAGTTCTGATTGACATTCCGCGCCATCACATTCGCATTTATACCCTCAACTCTTGTATAAACCATATCTGACGCGACAGACATGGTAACACCCTCTTTGAGATAGCCTAAATCAGAACCTATCGTTATCGACGCACCGCCCTGGATTATGTTGTCATAACTAGACACTTTATCACCTCCTTACACGATATAAAAATTTCCATTATAATAAAGAAATCCCTGCTCTTCACTCCAATCGCCCTGCTCATTGCACATTGTTGTATTTCTACACTGCCACGCATAACTGCCATTCTCGAATCTGAAACCGTAATCTGCGCAATAGTGCAACGTGTTGCGACTGCTAGTTCTATCCAAATAATTCCAACCGCCATAAGGTTCTATTTTCCATCTGGCTTCGTCGTTTTTGCGATCAGCCTGCGTTTTCCAGGAGAGTTTTAAATATTCATAACCCGGAATTCCACCTTTACCCACATCAAAATCGTAATAGACAATCGGAAGTGAGCAGGTTGTATAAAAATACTTGCTATTATCACCGGGATACCAATCGAATGCAGCGGAACCATCGCCCACAAGACAACTTTGAATATCGTAGTAATGCAGCCAGCGTTCGGGATCGAGATTTGACAGGTCAACCGATGCTTCAGTCGATGCCTCGGGCGACCAATCGCTCACTATCCAATCGTCCGTACCGATTTTCCTGTGACGAGTGCGATGATATGCAGCTACGTTTGTCGTCCAGGTTATCTGGCAAGTAGTGAGACCAGGAGTCGCATACGGGCCGTCTGTTAAGACTGGCGCGGCACTTTCCGTTTCAAACGAATGTATATCCTGCGCTTTTCCGTACCAATCATTCTTACTATTGCCCCAAGGTTTGAAATAATACGTAGTGCCAGAATCTAAACCCGTTAAATAAACCGTGTGTGATTCCACATAAACGGATGTCTCCGTTGTTTCCTCATCAAACTCAAAAGCATTCGATGTTTTCCCATACTTGAGCCAAGTAGTGGCAGGCTTGTTAGTATCCCACGTTATAGTTGCCGTATCAGTACCCGTTACCTCGGATTGTATATTACTAAACCCAGGTGGAGTCGCTTGCATCTCAATAGCAGTAATAAGTTTCAACTTCGCTAGATAAATAAAACTACCAGCAGCAACATAAAAATTAACCGGTTCACCTTCTAATGCAGCGGGATAAAATGGCGGATTATCCCATTCAACCCTTGCCTCCCGCAAACCCGATAGCGACATGAAGTTTTCACTCATATGCTCGAAAGCATTTTCGAGTATTTTCACAATCCCATCTTTGGATGTAGTGCCTAATATAACACCCTCGAAATTCGCATCGGTCAACGCAACAAGCCCCAAGATTCTTGTTTTGTACCAGATATATCTAGCTCTATGCGTTTTGTTAAATCCCTCCGAATCTCCGTACCAGATACCATCCTCGCACGGCATTACATACAACGCTTCCTGATTATACGGCTTTGCATAGGGAGCGATGCAGGTTATCACTTTTGTTGAAGTGAATTCACCCGCTAATTCATCACGTACATTCTCTATAAAATTCTTATACGTTACGCTAGGGACTGCCATTAATCGCCCTTCATATGCTCTGCAACCAATCGCTCAAGTTCCTGATCGTCCGTCGGTAACCATGAAAGCATTTGACGCTTGGGAATCTTAAATGTCTTTTCAGGTAACACTACGGATTTACGGAACAACACTTCACCGCCTGCCTCGAAACGCAATGCCTTACCTTTCTTCGCCGTTATCTTCGTACGTGGTCGTTTCACACTACCGCCAAATTGATGCTTCTCTGCATAAGGTACGTTCGTACCGAATTTCATACCTCTCGGTTCAACCTTCGCCGTGAAACTACCCTTTAATCCATGCGAACCATGAATGCTTAATATCTGTTTCGGTTTAACACCTCGACCCTTATGCTTACGCAACGCTAATGTATAATCGCTTAACGGTGTCCACGATCCCGCGGGCCGTCCACCCTCTTTAAAAGTTCTATCCGTTACCTTTGTTAAATAAACGCCCATTCGCTTAAACGGTTTTGTTAAATTAGATGCAAGGTTGCCTTTAGTATCCAACTCACGCTGTACACCATTTATGCCCGCTATAGGGATACGCATCGTTATGCCCGGTATTTGATAAGGATTCATCAATCCCTCGCATCATCTATATCATCCAAACGGTCACTGTCAGCCGTCCACCATAATTCACCATCGACATCGAATACCGGTGTATAACCTATCGTATTGCTATAAACAAAATCATTAGCCGTTATAGATTCACCCGGCAAAGCCATTTCACCCTTGGCAACCATTTTCAATATCTCTTTAGCCGCTTCCCAAGCATCCTTGTCTGCTTCACCCTGCATTTGCAAATGCGGACTAGCAAATAATTGACACCAATACCGAGCAATGATTATCGACATATCCCGTACAAGCGCAGGCGTACTAGAAAAAGGCACCGTATATCTATTCCCTAAATAAGCATCAATAATAGAATCAGCAGTGTTAATGCCTTGCTGTACAATAGCTGCATCAACATTCTCTCCCGATACCTGCCATGCCGATCCCGTAACCGCTGATATAGTGGTATAACTCATCCGTTACTCGCTTCCACCTGTTCTGCCGCTTCCCTCAGCATTTCCGAATGCTTTTTTGCACGTTCATTGCGTAGTTCTATAAGCTCTTCCCTTGTTGAAAGAGGCTTCTTGCTTTTCTTAACAACGGGGCCGGATTTTTTCTTTAAACTTTCCAGTTTCCATTTACCACCCGGTTGGCTTTTAATAAATTTTAGAAAATCCCTACCATCTTCTGTTTTCTCGTCAATATTGAACTTTTCCCCTTGTTGTCGAGATAGTTTCTCAAATTCCTTTTCCGTTAGCATAAACACAGCTCCGGGCGGCATATCTTTTTCTTTCCGCGTTAATTGTCCCGCAAGCATAACACTACGCAACGCTATAACCTTTATTCCATTCTCTTCCCGCTCTTTTATTAGAGCATCTGTGATTTTTTCTTTATCTCTCTCTCTTGACATTATTTTCCTTTCTAGTAATTTCAGCTTGCTGCGTGCTGCATCACAGACCACACAACAAAGCTAAAATTATTTTATCAGTCAGTAACGCCTGTGATTTCACACAGACCATTCGATCCAACTTCTTT